ATGTTGTTCATCTGCCAGCCTGCTCAACTCGGCATTAAATTCGGTGCCGATCCTCCGTCGCTCTATAAGCTGCTGGAGCACCTCCTTTACCTGCGGATCCTCCGGTTTTATTGCGCCGCTTTCCAATTTGGCAACAATCTCTTTCCCTCTGCGTATTACCGCATCTGTCTCCGCAGTTATCTCGTCATTCCGGCGTAAAATTTGGTCTCTGTTCATGATGCAATAGTTTTATCGGGTAAGTTTCATTAATAATCCTTTCGGCTTTTGATCGGCCTTGCTCGGCGATACCTGCGCCCGCAGTTCCTGCAGCTGCATCCGCAGTTCGAAGTTCTCCATGACTAATTCGCTGCGTTCTTGGAGTAATTGAAACCGGGCTTCGCAGGCTTTCATGTAGAGTTCCGAAAGGCTGTTAAAGTCGGACGGGTTATTTGGCTGCGTATTCATATTCGTTATTGATAGAGGGATCAAACATCATAAATTCGCCGTCTTTGACCCATTCCCGGACCGTATATCGGCCTTTGGGCAGGAACCCGGCCCGGCGGACCGCTTCGGCCTCGCTGGGGAAATATCCCAGCGTATGCCCTTCAAAGGATAGTTCGTAGATCATAATCTTAGATGATTAGTTCAACATCAATTGCAAGGTTTCGGATATATCGGGATACTCTTTGCCTTCGGCGTCCCAGACCGCCGGAACCGTCACGGATTCCTGCATATCGTCGCTGCACTCTTTCGCCTCGTAGTCGATGAAGGCAATATACCCTTTGTGGGTGATCTCGAAACCTTCGCTTATGCCGTCGCAGTGGAAGGTAATGTAATCGGCTGCCTTGCGGGCCATTGTTCGAATGTCGGACCGGGTTAATGCTGTATTCATGGTATTAATTTAGTTTGCTGGTTCTGCATTGGTATTGATTGATTGTGCGTCTGCCGGCCAAAATATCACGGCATTCTGTAAGCTCTTTTGTTAGTTCGATTATTCGCTGGTGTGCCTCAATAAGGCGATCACCCTGTTCGATGTAATCGCGTACACCTTTCCAATACTCCGCCCGCCAATCAATTTCCGGGGAATTCGTCGTGTTTACGTTCTCTTTCATAATTTTATCGAGGTTTTACGAGAATCTCGCTATTTGTCTATTTCGGTAATGAGTGTTGAAGGGGGACGGGTGGTCCGCCCCCGATTGCCGTTAGTCTCCGTAGTAGGTCCTGCTGTTGCCGTAGTAGTCCGCGGGTACCGTCAACAGCTGCGGGCGGTATTCCGTAGCCTTCGGCTGCTCCGTCGGGCGGTTCTCGATCTTCGCCGTCATGATCGCCAGCTTCTCGTTGCGCCACGCTTTTTTCAGGCAGGCCGAGAACGACATAGAGGCGTTAGCGCGTTTCAGATACCAAGCGTTACGCATGATCTTCGATTTGTTGTAGGTTGCTTTCATGGTTATTATCGTTTAACTTTAATTCTCTACTGCAAATATACGTTTAATGATAATAACAACAAAATAAATCGACAAAAAAATTATCACGAAATGTATTTTTTTGGGCTTTAATTATCGTTTAGTGCTATATTGTTGTATATTTGCAGGTACAAACAATTAACATCACGCGATAATGAAATTGAGAATCAAGGAGGTATGCCAAATGCGCAATACCACGCAAAAGGAATTGGCCGAAAAATTGGGTGTTTCGGAGGTTACATTAAGCAGGGCAGCAAGTGGTAGTACATCGTTGCCGTTGCTCGAAAAGATTGCGGGCGTGTTGGGTGTTGAGGTGTCGGAGTTGTTCGCCGCCCCGAAAGAGGGTGTAATACATTGCCCGCATTGCGGCAAACTTATCAAAGTGGAGAAGGGGGAGTAAAGATGAAAAAGAAAACAGACCAGATAGACGCTCAAAGCCTCGAACAAGCGCACGCCCTTTTCGAATCGGGGGACATCGAACGCATCGAGGTCGGAACCGTGGCCGGGCTTTGCGAGATACACCGCTACCTGTTTGGCGGGCTGTATGACTTTGCCGGAAAGGTTCGGACGCTGAACATATCAAAGGGCGGATTTCGCTTTGCAAATTGCCTATATTTGGATGCAATACTTCCGGTGATCGAGAAAATGCCGGAAACGACCTTTGAGGATATAATTGCGAAATACGTCGAAATGAACATCGCCCACCCCTTCATGGAGGGCAACGGTAGGACCACCCGTATCTGGCTTGACATGATGCTGAAAAAGCGTCTCCAGCAGGTTGTGGACTGGCGGAAGGTGGATAAGGATTTGTATTTGCAGGCTATGGAACGCAGTCCGATCAATGATCTGGAATTACGCGCCCTGCTACAACCGGCATTGACCGACCGCACGGATGACCGGGAGGTTATTTTCAAGGGTATCGAACAGTCTTACTACTACGAGGGATATGAAGCGTAAGGATAATGCGCGAGGGTTCATTCGATTATTTTCTTTAGAATGCCTTGTAATCGCACTAATTATATTTCCGTTGTTACATACACACGCCGCCCCACATCAAGCGAATGAAAGAGAGGAGGCTGTGCAAGAAATTGTTGAATCAAGGGATAGTGCAGTAATACTATTTGGGCGGGCACAAAATATGTTTGCACTTCTTTTCGATGATTTCGATATTACCCTACGAAATAACGATAATAAGACAATAATTGCATCAGGACGAGCTAAAATAGGTGATTATATTCGAAACAATTACGATTCCAATTATCGTATGGTATCGTTCATTACCTATAAAATAAAAATTGACTGTAAAGATTATAAATATCGGTATTCAATCTCTGATATTAAAATAACAACCTTTTCTAATTTATTTGAAACCCCACAATTTGACTGGATTTCCTTCTGGTGTGCATGGTCTGATTATGGCTTAATAAACACACCTTATTTTACATATGGGAATGCAAAGATAAAAACCGAGATATATTCTTATACTATTTCCGAAATTTATGCGTCCTACCAACGCGATAGCGCTGTGATAAGTAAATATGACGAAGCAGCAAAGCTATATTATGCAGCTCTAAATAAGACAAAACGCAAGTCTGATCGCAAGAATCTATTTGAACAATTAAGGCAAGTAAATTTATCCAAGATGAGTATGAGTAATAAATACAAGGCATTAAGAGCACTGAATACCGTTGCTCCAATATATATAGCTGATCTATGCGATAAGATTAAAGGCTATATGAGTATGCATGATGATTTTTGATATTTATTAGGCGAATTTGCTTTTTTTAATAAAGCCGGGTTAATCCCGGCTTTATTGTTATAGTACAATCACGGTCTCGTCTTTCTTTACCGAATATTCTCCGCTGATATTTACGACATTCAGCACGGCGTAGTCCTTGGCGTTGATCTTGGCTCGTGCGCCGTGCATTAGGATAATCGTGTGGGTGAATTTAGTCCCGGCAGCCTCTATTGTAGCGTCTGTATCTCCGACGAGGCACACGTACTCTTTGCCCTTGAGCGCGATATTTCCCGCATCTACATATACTCCCAGCCCTTCTAAACTGTCTCGGTTCTTTCTAAACACTTCGACCGAGGGGAAGTTGTGGTCTTGGCAGAATTCGATTCCCTGCGGCGTGAACATGAGTTTTATGAGTTCGGGGAAGTCGTGAATGCGCATTACCTTCCTGCATGCTCCGCCACGGAGAGCGGAAATCCTGATCTCTTCTATATTATGAATATCTTTCATTTCCAATTATTATTGCTGTTTATTTAATTCTCTCTTTAGATAAGCTTCAGCGGTATCTATCACATCATAGCCTTTGGAGCTGACGAAGGACGCATAATCCATTCCATCGACGAAAATAACGCCCGTACCTGCTTTATTTACTTCGTTTAGGGCTTTATTCGCTTCGACACCCGCTGTCGGATCCGTATGATTTTGATCCCCTATAAATCGCCTTTTTTCCTTGCCATTATAAGTCACGGCATAACCAAGTGAACTGCGAAGATTCCATGTATGGTTTAAATAGTCGCGTTTGCCAGATAGTAGTCGAGCTGCCTTTTGCTCAATAAGTGCTTCGTGGGCTTTTTCATCCATGAAATCGACAACCTCGTCTTCGATATTGTCCATAAACGCTTTCAGGTCTGCTATGTCTTTTTTTATCTTCATGTAGTAAAAAGCGTTAGAGGCTTTCAGTATTTTTCTTAATGCTATTTATCCCTTCCTCGATCCGTGCTAAGGTTTTGTCCATATTTTTAGTGCTGGAATTTATCTCGCGCACTTCGATAAGGGTTTCCGCGTCAAAGCGCAACGATTCATAGCAGGCGACCGACATCTGATCTATTCTATCACCTAAAGTGGCGATGTTGTTTATGGCAGTTATAATTCCTCCAGTTTGCGCCATTGCCATTACATACCCTCGGATGTCGGTGACTTTGCCCTGAATGTCCGTAAATCGGCCGTTTAACTCGTCGCCGGTATCTTGAGACATAGCCTGAAAACCGCGAGATGTCGCCTCTTGTTTTGTCTTTCCATCTTCAAAATATTTATCAGCCCAACTAAAAGACGCTTCCAGATCTTGATTTAACTTATCAATCATTTCATTGATGACATTCTCTTCTGTTTGATCTATAATACCGTCTTTCCAAAATTCTTCCAGTTTATCGCGAATAGTTTGCAGAGGAGTTTTTATATCAGCCTTCATGGCTTCAATAACCATCTGTTTTATAATGTTTTTTACAAAATCTTTAGACGATTTAGCTCTGTTTTCACCTTTGGTCCAAGCCTCTGCGTATGCCTCTGCAAAATCATTGATTGCAGACTGAATATCTGCACCAAATATGGCGTCTTGTGCTTTCGCGGCATTATCCTCTATAGTATTCGTTATTTCATCTATTTGCTTTTGCCATTCCTTAATTCGTTTCTTGTCAGGGTCTTTTTTGCTCTTCTCCTCCTCAATTTGGCGCTGAATTAAAATTTTTTGTTGTTCAAGTAGTTTATTTTGATCTTCAATTAATTCTTTTGCATCAGTTGAATATGCTTTTGATATTGAACGTGATAATTTATCGTATGAATCTTGAAGGGCATCAACCTGATTCTGAATTTTTTGTATTTTCCGTTCCTTACTTTTGTCTATCCATTTATTTATACTTGTAATTACTCCAAACACGCTGCTTGTTGCTTCGGCGGCAGCTCCCATCATGTCGCCACTTTTGAATTTTTCCCAAGAAGCATATACGTGATTATCAAATTCAGATAACATATTTGACAGTTCAGCCCATTTGCCTAATGCAGTGTCAATCTCTGCATCTTGACCGAAGGACGCCATCATTTCAACAATACTATCTGTAAGCAATTGAATTGCTTGGATAGTTTGATGAATTGATGTGATAATCATGTCAATCATTGAAACAACCCCCGAAGCATTCCCGGCAGCTTTAGACATAGAGGCCCCCATTGCTTGAATGTTTTGATCGCCAGTTTTTGCACCTTTAAGCTGCATGGCATCTCCAAGCTTTTGATATTTATCAATTAGGCCATTAATCCCCGAATCTTGAAGTGTTTGGAATCTGCTTCTTTCGTTCAATTTTTCACGATACTGCTGATCGAGTTTTTGAGTTGCCTGTATATAATTTTCTATTGATATTTTCCCTGTTTGCAGCATCTGATTTAGCTGCTTGCGCAAAGTGTTATATATATTTGAAGCCATGTTTTTAGACATGGTTTCTATCCACGAAAAAAACGCAATCCAATCTTGTGATTCTTTAGTCTTAATTTGAGCTATAGCGGCCTCGCGTTCTTTTTTTAGTTTTTCTTTATCTCCGAGAGTAGTCGCCTTTTCAATCTCACGATCATAATAATCCTTTGTTGCTTGTATCTTTTCTAAAATGGTACCGTACTTCATGTAGTACTCATTCCACGCATCAAGTTGCTCATTAAGGTATTTTTCAGTATTTTTTATCCCAGCTTCTGACAAAAAGGCATTCATCCACTCTTCGTCCTTTAAAGCTTGATTGGCTTCTCTCACTGCTGTTGCATATATTCTTACTCCTTCTGCAGCTTTGATGTTGTCGGCGTAATACACTTCTTGGAGTTTGTGGTATTTTTCGCCGGCAGATCCATCGGCAGCAACATTTGTGGCTATAACGAGTCCCTTTGTATCTGCGGCAAGGATATCTTGCGCTCCTTCAAGTTGGGTGTATATGTAATCGTCTAACTCTTGCGGAGACAAAATATCCCCATTGGGAAGGATAGGGGTGACTAATATTTCAGTCACCTTGCCCTTGGCGTCCAAAATACCAAATTGACTGCTGAAAACGGTGGCGATACCTTCTCCTGCATCCTCCCAGCCTTTCTTTACCAATTCTGCCGCTTTAACAAGTGGCCGGGCCAAATGCTTGACGTTTCCCTTGTATTGGGCTACCATCTGTTGCCCGGCAAGGAATCTTTCCGAGGATGTGTCATTCTTGTACTGGGCATCAATTTCTTTTCTTTGCAGCTCAAATAATTCCTTTTCGGCATCCCGTATAGCTCGTGCGCGTTTCTTATAGTCAAGGTTAATTTGCGCAAGTTTCTTAGCCGTTCCTTCTTCCATGGAATCAATCTCGGCCTGCTCTGAGTCGTCTTGTAGTTTCTGTAATTTCTTAGTGAGATCTTTATAATTGCGCTCTTGCTCGGATGCAGCTTTTTCTGCGGCGTTTTTGGCTGCCTGACGGGCTTTTTCTGCCTCTGCGTTGAGTTCGGCGGGGGTTTTAGTTGTGTACAATTTTTCTGCGGTGGGTGCCAATTCCTTATCAGCTTCATCTAGTAATGCGAGATATTCTCGAATATCATTCGGAATATCATCCGGAAGCTCTAATTTCGTGCGGATAGCTTTGCTTGCACGCTCAATGCCTTTTTCCAATCCGGCAATGGAGCCTATCAATCCTCTTATAATCGGAGACTCTTTGCTAATTCCTTTATTTTGTAAATCGTTTATTTTTGACTGTAATTCATCAATACGGTTGGCATATAACTGAATGCGTTTATATTCATTGCTAGTAGTTATTTTCAATCTTTTAGTTGCATTCTCTGTAATAATGTCTTTAGCAGCTTGAGCTTGTGCGACCTCAATAATTGCATCCCGCAGGTTTTCATAGGCGCCGACGGCATTCCCTACCATAATCTGTTCTGCGGCCATATTGCCGAAATAGGCAGGGTAGATGTCTTGCAGCTTCTTGACGGCCTCGGCCCGTTCTTCATAGGGCTTGGACAGGTCAGTTGCGGCATTATACAGCAGGTTCAGTTTGGTTAATTCGGATTGCGCCGACACAGAGCCTTGAGCCATCGCGGAATTGAATTGCTCAAGGGCGGCAGCGGCGGCATCTATTGCTGTCTTGCCTTTAAACAGCGATGTCACCCAGCTCGTTATCTCCTTTCCGTAAAGGGTAAGTATGGTAACTCCGGCGACAAGCAGGGTCTGCCACGAGAAGATGGACGATGCGATCTGCTTCCATACGGGCGTGAATGTTTGCCCGGCTTTCTTCAATTCATCAACAGATTTCTTCGCGTGTGAAATCTCGTCGGCCAGCATCGGCAGGTTGTTGGATATGGCCGAAAAGAATATTTGAGGACCATACGCCAACGACGGCAATTCGCGGGCGACCTGCTGAATCTGGAATCCAAGCATATTGAATCCGGAAGCATAATTACCGACATTGCGGGTGTGTACCCCCATTGCTGCATCCAATTCTTTAATCTTCGTATCGAGTGCGTCGATATTTTTAAGCATGGTTTGTCCCCGTGTCCCCTCCCGCTCTGCTGCGCTTAAATTCCGGTATATATTCTTCATCCGGGTCAGCGATTGCGACATTTTATTAATGGATCCCTCGGCGAATTGCTCTGTCTTGATAATGTTCTTCAGGGTTCCTTGATATAGCGCCAGTTCTTCTTTGTTTTTGGCAATAGACAGCGAAAGGTCCAGTCGTTTGTCCTTTTGTGCCTGCGAGACTGCGGCGTTGTTCTTTTCGGCTTTGGAAAGTGCATTGTACTCAGCCGTCAGTGCTTGCGTCTTGGTTTTCAACAGCTCAATTTGAGCTGTATATATCTTTTTTTGGGCGCTAGCTTCTCGGATGGTGCCGATCAGGTCTTTATATGCTGCTGCTTCGGCTTGGGCCGTCTGACTCCCTGATGTCGTTTTGCTGTTGCTGGGAGTCGCTGTTGGGGTGGCAGGGGTGGCCACTTTAGCCGCCGACTCCGCAGCTTGTTGCTGCATCTTGGCAATTTTGCGTATAGCCTGATCTACACGAGTCTCCAGATCGCTAATATGGCGGTTTATAACTTTGAATCCGCTTGATTTGGACGGGAATTTTTCGAGTAATTCGTATAAACGTTCAAGCGATTTACGGAAATTGTTTACCTTTGCGGTATCCGTAGTAATTTTGAATGATAGTGCGCTCATAACGATTATTTAAATTTTAACGGTTATTGTGCGTGGACATTATTTTGGCTAGGTGGCGTGCAATTTTACATTACCTGCGTTGCGAAACGCGGGTATTTTTTATGTCTGTTGCGGCTCGGATCGTCACCCCTTTATTTGTTTGTTTTATTGGTGGCTTTGTTGACCATTGCGCGAATTTCCGACAACTTGTATCGCCAAATGGTCCCGGCTTTAAAGGGAACCAAAAGGCCCTTCTGCTGCCACTTCCACAGCGTGCTTCGATCAATTGAGAATATTTCGCATACCTGATTTATTGATAGATAGCGATCATCCTTTCTAATCTCGACAAGTTTGTTCAGCAATCTTTTTTCTAGGTCGGCAGTGATATCCTCATGAAATCGCATCAGGTCTTTCAGCTTGACGGTAACGGTGGTGTCGGGATGGCTTTTCGCCAGAGCCATTAAATCTGTCATAAAACTTTTTTTTGCGGCGCCCCTCGGCACCCGGATTAAACAAAAAGGTCTGTCAGCTCGGAAGCCAACAGACCAATCGCACTATACTATCATCCGTGGCTTATTCCTTCATAAGCTCAGTACAAAGATTGCGGCGGTCCCGTGAAAAAGCAATAGTAAACAATGCTTTTCTGCAATTTATTTTTTCGATGATTCGCAGGTGTATCATTTCGCATCTTTAGCTACAGTTTCAGCCAATCCGCTTATTACGCTGGCAACTGCAGAAATATCCTCCAGCGGAATCATCATCAGCGTTTTTTGGTAGCAGTCAAACAGCTCGGCGAAAGATGCCCGTTTCATAATCCGCCGGCATATAAACCACGCCTTGAGATCCGCGAATATGCTTTTGCTTCCAGCGACGGCCAGCGCAATACTATGGGCCATTGCCACGATACACGCCTTACTGCCGTCAGATCCCTTGCCGATATGCCGGGCGGCCATGATTCTCGCCGTGGTCCGGGGTGACATCTTGTATATCGTGTAGCTCTTTTGGGCTATTCGGAAACTGATGAAATCCCGCCTTCCGGATGCGGCCATTTGGGGCCTTGGTGTTGTCGCAATGTCCTTGTGTGCGTTTTTATTCTCGTTCATGAGTTTTACTTTTTTTTGATTTTACATTGATTGCTTTGCCGGGATCCCGCCGTCGGTTTCTCTGCTCCCGCAAGGCAGCCAGTTTCATACGCGCCATTTTTATCCGGTGATTCTTAATCCCGTTCAGAATTATCATCAGTTCGTCGCGGTTCAACTCAAGCGTCCATACGGTTCGATCGTCTACAGCTGCAAATCCTTTGGTTATCCTTTCTCTCCTCTTGCGCATTCCCCAGATTGTTCGTATATTTGTCCATCTGGGTATAGCATAGTGAATATGGATGTTAGTGAGATGGGCGGGGCTTTCCCCACCCGTCTCTTTTGTTATCCCAGAAAATCCAATGCTTCAGAATGCAATTCCAATTTTCCGTCCTCGTCGATGGTTGCTATTGTCCGGTATCGGGTGCCGGCGGGGAGCAACCCCATTTTGTAATTCTTGTTGCAGGCGACCAAGGCGTTCAGAGCCTCAACAGCCCGGCGCACTTCGTCGAACTGCTGAAGTACACGCCCCCGCATAGTGCTTACATCAATAAGGCGTTGCCGCTCTTGATCTGCAAGCCATTCGGCAGACAATTCGATTTTATCGCCGTTCACCACAAAGGCAGTATAATCGAGTGCCTTCTCCTTGCCGAGGTGTAGCGCTTCATGAACGACCTGCTGCGAATTGTCTATTACTTTGCTAAGGTATTCAACAGCCTGATCCGTGAGCGTTTGGCGGGTTGTCACGATATTTATTTTCTTTGCGTCTTCGGCTGCGATCCGCAGTGCTTGCGCCCGGATACTCTTACTGTTATCCGTCGCAATATCCTTGAGGCTCTCGGTAGATATTTTCAACCGTGAAGCGGTCAATTGTTGTATCGCGGCCTCCAATTGAGGGATGGCCGCTTTGTGTGCCGAAATAATTTCTTCGTAATGCTTCATCTGAATTGTAATTTTAATGTTCTACATAATTGGGGGTGTGCTGATCTGGCTTATTCGGCGTCGGGCAATGTTTCCGCCCATTCCGCAGCGCGCTTCTTTGCCTCTTCCTCGGAGTAGTCGATGGCCGTCACTCCTTGGGACTGCTGGCTTTCTTGTTCTTCTTTCATGGTTACTGTTTGATTTATATGGACCTAGTTTTGAAAAGGCCGCCGTCATATCCTTGCTGTATGGCGAAAGGATTGATGCGTAAAACCTGAGTTGCAGATAATACGCCCATAGTAGGGGACATTTCAATATCTATGTCGATTATGGTCCGGTAGTTAGTTCGGTTTATTGCATACATCCCATATTTGCGTGCGAGTGTGTCAAGCCCCTGCAATGCGGATAATGCTTTTGACGCAGCATTATAAAGTTCGATTTGTTGCGGATCGTCGATATACATGTTGGCGGCTTCGCTAAAGACAGCTTCAGCGACTTCAGAATCAAAAGTTACCTGACCGTTACTGTCTATCGTGTAGCAGTCTGCGGGAACAGTCCCGAATGATTCGAAGCGCTTTTGAACTTTGCGGCAAATCTCATTGAATTGCTCCAACAAAGAAGTATATAGCTCCTCTTTTTGGCTGCGTTCTGCGGGGAATACTATGGGGGCTAGTGCCGCATTAAATTTTTCCGTCATACGGGCGCGAATGGCTGTACCGCCGCTCATAATGTCCCGCAAGTTGTCTGCAGTCAATTCCTCGCCGAACTCGGCAAGGACGGCAGGTGTGACAATCTCCCGTAATTTTTCTACGGCCGATCTGAATTCATACATTCCATGCTGAAGGGGCATTTGCCCTATACAGATTCTCTTGCTGTTCTTTGACATGATTACATGGGTAAGTTGGTAAAAGGATCAACTGCCAGCGATCTATCCGGGGTTCGCTTTTCGCCACCCTCGATGATGCGCTGGGTTCCGACATTTATTAGACTTGCGATTTGGGACGCATTATCGTCGCCGATACCGCTGGATACAGCCTCGATGCGCTCAGAACCATTTTGTCCCGTGTGCTCTGCGACCATTTCGCAGACGGCATCTGCACCGTACTTTTCGGCTGCATGCAGCATCTTTTTTAGTTTTTCGTTCGTCATAGCCTTGTGTTTTTTATTTCCGTGCCAGTCGTGCGAATTGTAACAGTGCTTCGGCGATCTGTACTGCCTTGTCCGGCGTGAAGGTCGCAAGGGCTTCGGGGGTGTCTTCATCGTTTCCGTAGCCTCCGACGAGCAAATACACCTCAGAAGGATTCGGTTTGTTATTTACAGTCACTTCAGCAATGCCGACCGTAAGGGTTGCGCCGTCATGCTTGAATAATTTGCACGGCACAAATGCCGCCTTTCTGTTCCGCTTCATAATTCTGTTTTATTGGTTTAAAATGGTTGTTATCGTCGTTTTATCGCCGTTTTCGGTCAGTCTTTGTAAACTCGTCCCGCAATGGCGGGCACAATAGCTGATTTTTCATATAACTTTTGGTATTTTTTCGATTTTCTTTCGTGCTATGGGCACTTGTCTCACTTGGGTATTTTCATGCGCTCAAATCGCGTATTACGTCAAAATGGATTTTCGTCTGTTGAGGCGTCCGCCGTGTTCTCGTAGTCGGCTATCCGGGTCAGGCTCTCGTTATGTCGAAAACAAATGCACCCGGTAGCCCCATCGCGGTGCTTAGCCACGTATAACAGCCCGACGCCCTCAGCCGAAATAATCCCGTAGCGTCCTGCGTCGATCTCGGTTTGGCCATACATTGCCGGCCGGTCAATAAATGCGACAAGATCGGCGTCCTGCTCGATGGCTCCCGACTCCCGGAGGTCCGAGAGCAACGGGGTTTTATCTGCCCGTTCCTCAATTTTGCGGGATAACTGCGACAACAAGATAACCGGGATATTTAATTCCTTGGCCAGCAGTTTGGCCGAACGACTGGCGGCAGCGATTTCACGCTCGCGTGTAGTACTCGCGTTGCGGGTCGAGGTGTCGAGCAATTGGAGGTAGTCGATTATAACCATCCCACACTTACCCCGGCGGGCCATAGCCTTACATTGAGAACGGATCGTGTTTATATTGATGTTGGCGCGATCGTTTAGGTAAACAGCCATTGTCGAAAGCTTCGCGCCGGCTTGTTCGAGTTTACGCCAGTCATCCGTGCCGACATCTCCCGTACGGAACGATACCGAGTTAATCCCCGAACTGCCAACAAGCATTCGCCCGGCCAACTGCCCGGCCGGCATCTCCAACGAGAACATACATACCGGCACGCCCGATGCGGCCGCAGCACGGGCAAAATGTAGCATTATGGCACTTTTGCCCATCGCCGGCCTGCCAGCCAATACGATCAACTGACCACCACGCCAACCGCCCGTAAGAGCGTCGAGCCGCTGCAACCCGGTAGGAATGCCGATGCACTCGCCCGCCTGTCTTGCCTGTTGCCGTCGTTCCAAGTCGTCGAGGGTGGCCCGCACAACATCCGACAACGGCGTAATGTCATCCGAACGCACGACCCGATCTGTTATCGCGGTTATTTCCGTCATCGCCCAATCCGAAACACCGTCGGGATCCGATACAGCACGCGCCGCGAGTTCGTACCCGAAAAGGCATAAACGCCGCCGGGCTTCTATGTCTGCGAGCTGTCTTGCGTGGTCCAGCAAATTAACGCCGGAGCCTACCGCGTTGGTCAGTTCCGAAAGATAGCGGAGCATTTCACCGCCTTTCAGTTCCGGACGCTGCGAAAGGGTGTAGAGGTCTATTTTGGCACCTCTCTCCAGCATCGAGAGCATTGCGCCGAAGATTTTGCCGTTATTTGGATCAGAAAAGGCCGAAATTTCGACGATCTCCGTCATGTCGGGTAGTTGATCCGGTTCAAGAATCAAAGCGCCTAAAACGGCTCTTTCGAGTTCGGGCGATTCCGGCAGCCCTTCAATGGCCGGGCGGTTATAAGAAATTTGTTTTTCGCGTTTCATGGTTTGTCTGGGCTGTGGTTTGATCGTGGCGGCGTAGCCAATTCGAAGCTGTCAAGTAGGCCGATCTATTTCTTCGTATCAACGGCTCGTAATTGTGCATTGCCTGTAATACCTCGCATATTTGCTCGGTCGGATATTTGTCTTTCAGCTTTTGCGACTGTTCCTCGGTCATTGGTTCTTTCATTTTCGCAACTCGCGGGGCATTGTCTGTTATCCATTGCTGAAATTTCAAAAAAGATTCGGAGTATTTATGGGGCGCGGGGGCGGAGCCTCCCGCATTCGTACTTACCGATGCGCCGTTGCTTTCCGGTATTGCATCTTCCCCCTTACAATCCCCTTTATTCTCCTCTTCTCTTATCTTATTTACTCTACTCTTATTGCTATAAGGATACCCATTAGGTAAGTTAATAGGGTACCCATTAGGTAAGCTATTTTTACCTCCATTCTCCCAACGTTTCTTTGCGCCCTCTTTTCCGCCCTCTGACTGTTTATGCCGTCTTTGATCCATCGGTTGCATACGACGTATTAACCCATTGGAAAAGAATATCTTATCATCAACAACATTAAATAGTCCGAAATCAAATACAACGCGGCGCACCTTTTCCGAATCTGTGCGATATTTGTACGCCACAAGTGGGATGTTTTCCAATGGATAAGTATAATCCGGTTGTGCCCTTAAGACCTCCAGCAACGACCAAAATATACCGTATCCCTCCATACCCATTTCGAATATCAACCGCTCGCATTTTGGATCATCTTTAGCGTTATATTCGTGGGGAAAGTAGAATGTATCCCGCCTACTCATTGTGCACCTCCTTCCGGATAAAATACCGCTTGAATTTACTGCCGTGCTCGCTGGGCACCCATTCATCGAGGATGTCGATGCCTTTGGCCCTCAAATCGCGTATGCAGCTCCGAGGATCGGATAATCGTAGGGCGACGGAAATGTCTGCGGCAGAATATTTTTTGCCTGATTGGAGTAAATTATAGACGCGCTGCTGATGGAACGCTAAAGTTTTTTGCGTATCTTTGCTGGTGTCCACACCAGGGGTTGCCGCTGCATGCTCGCTTCGAGCGCCGGCGGCGATCTTCATTTCATACATAGCCCGGGTGTTATTTACGGTTGGCACTTTCGGCAATACGCAATGTAGCAGCAGTTCGCTTGTCCTCCGGACGAACGGTGCGTGAATCAACCCACGCCAAAAGCGCCTTTTTCGAGAACACTATGCGGCGTCCGACCTTCTTATACGGGATCGTATTTTTGTGTATGTGATTGTAGAGCGTTGCCCGAGTAGTGGGGACGCCCTGCTCGGTCAGGAAATGGGCGGCGTCCTCAATATTCACTCCGTCTGTCTCGACGGGCTCATTTTTGCGCCGGAAGTCGGCGAGTTTGGGAAGAATCGCGTTTACTGCATCGCTGATAATGGATTGCAGTTGCGCGGGAGTTGTTACGATAATGGGTTCGTTCATGTCCTTTTTACTGTCTTGTTTTACAATTCCCGCCGGCCTTGCGGGCTGCTCAACGTTGATAGTGCAAAGGAATAATAAGAACTAAACAAATAGAACAAAAACGCAGTTGCAGTAGTTACCCGCAACTACTGCAACTGCAAAAGCAAAAATAACGCATAGATAATTATTGTAAATATGAGTTTGCCGACTCAATATCCAACGGCGAAATAAGGTCGGTGCAAATGTATTTCGTCACCCCCTGCCGTGTGCCTATATTTCTCCTATCGTTGTATATATCGCGCAAAGCCCTATAAATAGCGCCTCTTTCCCCGTCGGCAATCGGGCGCATTGTCCCGTTAGCAATTAAGGCAGTAATAATCGCTCCATACATTTTTGTCGGCAAATCTATTGGCAGGCGTCGTAGCTTATTTATTATGCTATCCTTGTCTTCAATTTGAAGATAGGCGGCAAAAGAGGCAGTAGTAGGTTCATTTGCATCAGGGCATGATATTTTAGATAGAAAATCCCGACGGACACGTATGGAATTTTTCAATAATTCGCAACGCTCTATAACGGTAGAAATGTATCCATCGCAATTATATCCTGCTTTGTACGCTGCATTGTATTCCTCCAATAATTCCACCTTGGCCGCATCTCGACAAAGTTTCGTTAATTTGAAATCGTATTCATTGATTTGCATTCCGAATTCGTCTACATACCCGGGTAATTCCTCATCAAACCGGATATTTCCCATTTCGATAGCTTTAGTAAATAATTTGTGCGCCATCTCCTCTGCATATTGAGAAATCGTTTCTTCTTGGAACTGTACTTCTCGATCGTATCCGAATGTATGCTTATTGTCGCGTATTACTTCCTCGATCTCTTTTTCGATAACGGATAATACCCGCACACGCTCTGCATATGTGTAGCTCTCTGCCCATTTGATTTCTCGGCAAATTTCTGCGCATTTTCCACGTATTCGTAATATGTTATCTTTAATATATTTTCTTTGCTCTGCGTTTAAATGACGTCCGGAAGTCCAATGTTTTGGGAAAGGCAGTGTATACATTGGTTTTGAGGCCCGTTTAGGCTTAGAGCTCGGTTTTATACGAGTCCACGGTATGGGCGTATCTTCTACTTGATCCCTTATTTGCTCAATTCTTGTTTTTAACTGTTGCACCTTATGCAACCTGGCAGCACTAAATTTATCCATATTCTAAAATTTCGTTAATAATTCCGCATTCTTCACCCGCTCCTCCCGTTCGAAGCTGGCCAGGTAGTTTTCCGTTGTTTTCAAGTCCTGGTGCCCGAGCGATTCAGATATATAGGCAATGTTAGCCCCCGCCCGCTTTAACACCGTAGCGAACGAATGCCGGGCCGTATAGGTCGAGATATTGCCGATGCCGAGCTTTTCGCCGACCTCCTTCATGCGCTTGTTGATCGCACGGGTCAGGTACTTGGTTTTATTCTTACGGGTTATCGCATCTTCTTTACCGGTCAAAATTGGGAAAATAAACGCGTCGGGGTATGGTGTTTGCCCCCAGCGGTCGATAATAGTCTGCATCGGAGGCGTTAATACCGCCTGTATATCCCGCAATGTTCGACTGGTGGATTCAGTCTTTTGCCGGATGAAACAAATTTCGCCGTTCACAATGTCCCTGTACTTCAACTTCACGAAGTCGGCAACATTAATCCCATTGCACAGGTAGAGAAATAGCCAATAATCGCGGTATTTGGCCGTCGCCTCGCTCCCATCGTCATAATTGGCTATTTGCCCTATTTGCTCCAAAGTAAGAGCCATTTTGCGCCCCGTACCGGCTTGTATTTCGTATCGTCCCCGGCCAAACGGGTATTGCGATTCTTTGAGCACGCCCAAGCGCTTCGCATCGTTGAGAACTGCGCGCAACGTCCGCAAGTGGATCGCTATTGTAGTTTGCCGCTTCCCTTCTTTACGCATGAAATCGGCATACTTTCCCAACCACGCCACCGTGATAACATCGAACCGAATCCGCATCCCGGCAAACCGCTCCAACCCCTTCAATACATTGTCGTATATCAACATATTTCCTATACGTCCGGCCTTCTCCAATTCTGCTATTTTCGCCCGAAACATCGTATTAACCGTATCGGATGCTGCGCCTTTTAGTCGGTTATTGAGAGCGTCGAGCGAGAACCCGCCAGCCCCTGCCAACTCCTCAACAGCCGTCCGCACGATCTGGTAGCTGCTTTCGATGTCCTTGCGGATCGCCACAAGTGCACGCACCTTTGTAGTCGGCAGTATTTCCCATTCCTCCGGCGATAAATCCTTTCCAGTCGGATAATAGTTCCGCACTCGATTGTAGGTAACACGGATTTTTACAGGGCACTTACCGGACTTTTTCGGGTGCGCGGTATCAAACATTGCGGCAACCGTTACGCCGTCTTTCGAGTAGTTCATTTTGTGTATAAATTTTAATTTGCGGTACACAATTTATACACAAATATACGGATTTAATCGAAATAAGCAAAAACAGATTGAAATAAAATAGCTATATTTGCATCTGAGAAACAGACATTTACAAAACAAAATAAAAATCGGCAAAAATCGGCAAAAATCGCCGAATTACGCTTTGGGAGCAGGGGGTCGTGGGTTCGAATCCCGCTACCCCGACAAGTAAAAAAAGCCTTTCAGAATCATCTGGGAGGCTTTTTTTGCGTTTTGTCGCAGACTGCCCGATTTTGCCGATTTTGGCTCGGTTAACACGTTTTTTGCCCGTTTGTGTAAACCAATGTGTAAACCGAGATTTACACGATGAAAGCTAATGTTGAAGTCATTTGCTGCAAATCCAAACCTCTTAAAGACGGCTATTTCCCTTTAATGCTCCGAGTTACGAAAGACCGCAAACGCAAATACGTTTCGCTCGGCCTTTCCCTGCACGAAAAGTTTTGGGATTTCGAGAAAGGCAAGCCCAAACGCAACTACCCGGACAAGGAGCAAATCGGAACGGCTGATAGCGGCCAAAACAGCCGAGTACAACTATCTCGAAATGCAAAGCTAAGCCAAAACCATTAGCAACACGCACTTTACCGAACACTTACCCTGCACCCCTATACCCCACCGTCCGCAGCAATTCGAAAGGTCGGGGCTTGCCGGCGGCGGAAGGGACGACGGGAAAGGGCAATGGAAAGAACGACGGAAGGGGCAACGGAAGGGATAACGGGAAAAGGCAATGGAAAGAACCACGGAAAGGGCAATGAAAGGGACGGCGGGAAGGACAACAGAAAGGGTAACGGAAGGGGCAACAGAAGGGGCGACGGAAGGGGCGACGGAAGGGGCGGCAGCCGAAATATAACCGGGAAGGCGTTTTTTGCAGAAATTATTTTGACTTTTCGGATTTTCGACTTATCTTTGTGCGCTCTTAAAACGATAAGAGCCCCAAATGTTCGGGGTGTAGCGCAGTCCGGTTAGCGCGCCAGCTTCGGGAGTTGGAGGTCGCTGGTTCGAATCCAGTCTCCCCGACAAATTGTAAAAGGTTTAAAATGAGGAATATACAAAACCCATTTTGAGCCTTTTTTTGTGTGTATACCCGTTCTACTACCGTAGTTTCCCGCAAAAAAGGGTGCAAAAAACAGGCTTTTAGGTGCCTTTTGGAGCGAGGGAGTGAGAAAATGCGCGAGAATTTTAAACCCATTTTACACTATGGCTACTGTTAGTATCTATTATGACCAGCGCTACAAAAGCGCATCAGGTAAATACCCGCTCTATTACCGGGTTAACCTGCCAAGACGTAAGAATTTCGTTATCAACACTGGCCTGACCATCCCGCCCGAATGGTGGGACGGCTACGAAATCATAAAAGCTCCCCAGCGAGAGAAGATGAACCGCGCTTTGCGCAGAGGTCTCAACAATATAGAGAATGCTTTGCTTGAGGTGCAACTGACCCACGGCCTCAACGGGAAAGCCGCAGACATCAAAGCGCGCATTATCGCCCACATGAACGGGGTCGAATACGTCACCCCGGAAGATAAACAAATGACATTCGACGCTTTTTACACCGAATACGTGGATCGGATCACACACCCCGGCACAAAAGCAATCTATCAACTCACCCATGCTCGTATGGGATGGTTTGCGGAAAAGACGGGCAAAACTGACGGCTGGCGATTTGAAGACATTACAATCGAATGGCTCAAAAAGTTTGAGCATTTTTTGCGGACGAAACACCTCGACGAACACGGCAAGCCGATCAAAGGGGTCAAAGCGATAGCCACCAACACAATCGCAATCAGTATGCGAAATATCCGCGCTGTCGTGAATGCGGCCATCGACGACGAACTGACTACCCTCTACCCTTTCCGAAAGTTCAAGATCAAGCACGAAGAAACGGCGAAACGGTCGCTTACCGTCGAAGAACTTCGCACGCTGCGGGACTACCCCTGCGAGCCGCACCAAGAGAAGTACCGCGACATCTTCATGCTTATGGTATACCTGATCGGCATAAACTCGGTGGATCTATTTTCACTCAAAGAAATCCGAAACGGCAGAATCGAATACCGGCGTTCCAAAACCGGACACAGGTTTTCAATCAAGGTCGAACCCGAAGCGCAGGCGATCATCGACAAATACAGGGGTAAGAATTACCTGCTTGATGTCCTCGACACATACGGCAACTATAAAGACTTCACCCATCGGATGAACGAGAACCTGCGTAAAATCGGGACTGTCGAGCGCAAAGGCCGCGGAGGAAAAAAACACAGGAATCCGTTATTTCCCAAACTCTCTACCTACTGGGCACGGCACACGTGGGCAACGCTGGCCGCAGAACTCGACATACCTGATGAAACAATTTCCCTTGGCATGGGACATTCAACCGGGAACCGGGTAACGAATATTTATATCAACCGCAACCAAAAAAAGGTCGATAAGGCAAATAGAAAAGTAATCGACTATTTAGTGAATAATTTGGAGTAAAGCTATGCGATAGAAAACGCCCCGGATTTCTCCGGGGCGCACGCTTCAAACTTGTTGAATCTGTCAAACAAAACAAAATTATGAAACGCTTATTTTCATCAGTTTTTCAGCAATATCCTTCAGCGCCAAATTCAGGGTCATCTTCTCCTCGTCCGTAAATTTTGCAGGCTTCCCGTTTACGATATTACCGTTGATACGCTGGTAAAGCCACTCCTTGGTCTTTCCGAAATACTCTTTTGCAACAAAGGACAACGATATGACCGGCAATATTTCTTTGATCTGTTCTTTCACGACTATTTCCCTCGCGCGGTCGTTCGTCTCGGTTATTTGAGACAATACGGCTTGAGCCGCCCCCTCGACATCCGCGTCCATTTCATGGCGAATTTGCTCGAATATGGCATCCTGATCCGCCGTCGTTTTGGCAGCCAAATAACGCGCCTTCAACTCGTCCATTCTGCTCTTCGTGTTCATATTATTCAGTTTTAACACCCCGCCCTCTCACGGCGGGGATTTTGTTCTACATCATTTTAATCAACTCAACCAGTTCGTCTATCTTTTCTTCGATAAATCGAACTATTTCAGTGACGCCGTTTCGTCCTTTCAGTTCGTTGAACAGTCTCAAATAATAGACCAGCTCCTTTTCCAACTCTTTTTGTTCCTTACTCGGGTTCATAATTCCGTTCGTTTTGTTTGACATCACAAATATAATAATCTTTTAATTATTATGCAAGTTTCACACCAACTATTTTACAAAAAAAAGCGCACCGAAGTACGCTTAATTACATAAAATACAGCTGGTTTGTCAAAACCTCCACAATATCACCCCCGCCCCTACTCCGACATAGGGCTGGAACCCTTGCGGCGTGTACGCCGCCCCGACCCCGGCCGTCAGGGCGAAGCGGCTGCGCCGGGTGACTACCTGCTGTCGGATAGTCGTGCGGTCGTATGTTTCTATCCAGTCGAGCGTCGGCCGCAGGTTGCCGATCCGGGGCCCGCTGACCTGTGCCCGGTAGGTGCTGTCCGAGTAGGAGCGCGTTTCCATCGCCACTTTCATCTGCACGCTGTCTGCCCCGACTTTCACAACGACGGTCTCCGTCACCGTGTCGGGCGGCGCGAAGAGCAGCACCGGCACCGAGATGTCGGCCAGGCGGTACGTGCCGGGCAGCGGTTCCGGCCGCGGATAGAACACCGTGTCGATGCGCGTTGTTTCTTCGACAGCCACCGACGCGGCGCCCCGGCGGTAGCCCCAGCCGAAGAGCAGCGCCCCGGCAGCAAGGGCGGCGAGCAGGTAGAGGATCAAGCGTTTCATGCCGTCATGGGGATATATTTGCCCGCACGCATGGTCAACAGCTGCCGCCGCTGGCCACCCTGGCGGTTCTTGTAGCCTATATGCACCCAACGGGGCGTGCCGGCGGCATCCTCGTCCTCCGAGATCATCTGGTCGAAGGCGCGGCCCTTGAGCCACGTACGGCAAAAGCGCTTGAAGTCGGCCAGCCGGCCGTTGTCCGGCACCAGGTCGAACGCGAAGCCGACGCAATGCGCCGAGGTCGCAGAGCCCCCGGCGGTTTTGTTGAGCGCGAAGCCGCGGTAACCGGACGAAACCCGGATTGCAGGCGTGCCCCACTGCTCATTGGCGCATTTCACCGCCCACGCCTCCCGCAGTGGGTCGAGCAGCTGCGCGACGGACATTTCGATATTGACGCGGTGTTCCGCCGTCGGGGTATTGTCCAGGCCCTTTGCACGGGCCGTGGCCGAGCGCGTGAGCTCCGCCATCGTAAAGTGTTTCATAGCTATGCGTGTCTGTCGTTTTCCCGACCCCCGGTGTCCGACAGGTCGGCATCTGCGTTTTTGAAATTGCATTCTTCCTTCCTGTCGATCGGCGGCTGGCGATCGGAACATCCGATGCGTTTACACTTCAAAATCTTCAACACGGCATTCTGGGTCGTCAGGCCATTGTTCTGATCCCGTAGATACCCAAGCTTCTTGTAAAGTTCGTCGACCTTTGTGTTCAGGGTTTCGGCTCGTGCCTCGGCCCGCTCATACAGTTCCCGCCATTGCGACGACGCCGTAGCCTCGTTTTCGAGCTGTTTAGCGCGCTTATTCTCCTTACGGTGCAGGAACGCCGTAATACCGCCGCCAGTCAAAATAGCGGCCGCGATACTCGACAGTAAAGACATCCAGTCCATGATGCACTATCCTTTCAGGAATTCGACGAGATAAAGGGACAGGATCGTAAGCCACACCACCCCGCCGCCAAGCACCGCCGCCACAAGGTCGCGCGGCTCGGGCTTCGCGTCGTGCCAGTATTCCTTCCACAGAGCGGCCAGGGTTACCACGGCAGCCGAGATGATGACCGTGGCCCACACCGGGGCACGGCTCAGCAGGGCCGCCATCAGGGCGGCGCAAGCCAGAAGGACGCCCGCCGTAAAATAGGCGTAGCGTTTGTAGGGGATTCTGCCGGCCAGCTCCAGCACGGGGCGAGCCAGGTAGTCGAGGAGTTTTTTCATCGTTCTATGTTTTGAGGGTTCATAACCGTTTCTTCGGCGGCCAGCTCTTCGGCACGCCGGGCCCTCAGCTCCGCAAGGGTCTTTTCGTTCGCGTTGTACTCCGCGTTGGCCGCTTCGTACTCCTCATAATCCAGAGGATAGGT